ACCAGTGCAGCCCAGGGTCTGTGAACAGCGTAGGGGGTGGGCCGGAGGCGCTACGAAGCGTGTTCACTTTGTACGTATTTGTACATTTTATATGTCTTATTTAAATATATCATATATTTAAATATGAAAAAAAGAAAAGAAAAAAAGAAAAGAAAAAAAAATAGAAACACAAATAAAACACACACTCACAACACATATCCTATATAAAAAAATGTAAGCGCAGCGTAAGGTCTTTAATTTCAAGGAAATTAATGGAAGAAAAAGGAAAAGAAAGAAAAAGAAAAAAAGAAATTACCTCAGTAAATGATAATTAACTGCGGTAATTATTATCTGGGTTAATTTTAATTCACCCATGGTAATTGAGACCCCGATATATCGGTACCTATTGGGGGGCATTGGGTACCCATAAATTTTTCCCAAAATGCCCCTACTTTCTTCCTTAAAAGCGCGTCGCAGTGCGCTGCTAAAGTTTTCTGCTTTACTTTCCAAAACCTTAAATCCGCCATAACTTCCGATCTGTTGCTCCGATCACGACACGCGCGGGCGGTGGGACATGTTAAATGCCCAAACCACTACGCTAAGGAGCCTTAGCTTCGCACGTAGCGGAACGCCGACGAGACGACTGATGACATCCGATGTGCTTCTGGGGACCCGGGCTGCACTGTATAATATT